TTGCACCGGCTGCTGAATTGTTGCGCACATAATACTGAGCCCGGTATCCCTGAGGGTTTTGAATGCTTTTGCCTTGGCGATAAACAATGCCAGCTTTAACCTCAGCCGTGTCAAACAATGGAAATTGGCGCACGCGCCCGCTAGTATTAAACACGGCTTGGCTCTGTACCTTGCCGCGCTTTTCCCAGCCTGAAAGATATGTTGGAAATCCCTGTGGAACATCTCCACGGGCTTTATCACGAATCGTTATCATTGCAGCTTTGATTTCAATGTTCATTTGTTTGGTCAAGTCTCGGTCAAACTTACGCATGGCCTTCAAAGTGGGTTCAACGCCTGTTATGTTTAGTGGCACGGGCCCTCTCCTTTGCTCTGTCGTTTAGTACCTGAAGCACGGCTTTGAACATTCTTTCATCAAGATCTAAAACTTCATTGGGGCTTATTTTAAGCTCCACCGCTAGTGAGGCCACTAGGTAGGTGAAACTTCCCCGCTCTATTTTTTTAGAGGCTCGTCATCCATAACTTCGACTGAAATCAAAGTTGACAAGAATTCTTCGCCAAAAGGTGGGAGGACCTCAATGCGAGAAAGCGCGTTGTGACAAAGCCAGTAAATATCACTCTGTTTTTCTTCGTCACGAAATTGCTTGTGAATTCCTTTGCCTGTGTACTTTTCAAACGCATATTCAACCAAAGGGGTGATTGGAACAATCACATCCCCTGAGGCCCTGGTGATTTTCAAGCGTGCCATTTTTTGCTCCTTAGAATGCCACTGATGTTGAGACAGTGACTGTTGTGTTCACGGTGAATGAAATGCTGGATGCAGCTTCATCGCCAACCCCGCCTGTGCCCACTGGGGTCAGGTTGTTGACAAAGATTGAGAACTGATAAGTCGGATTTGTTGCGCTTACTGCGGTTCCCTTGACTGTAATCATTGAAACTGCCAAAGTAGTTGCAAATGCAGCATTAAGGGTTGTCATAACTGCTGAGGCTGCCCAATCATTGAAGAAATCAATTTGTAATGTTGCAGATTGTAATCCGGCCACTACCTTATGTGCAGAATCACCCATTGTGGTGACCTCCAGCTCGTCCACAATTTGCGTCAAAGTTATTGCGCTCACATATGATGAGATGTCAATTGATGGAACTGTTGGCGCGGCTGCGGTTGCAAGTTTCACGCCAACATTGTTGTTTAAATAAATACCTGGCATTTAGTTTTCCTCTTTTTCTGTTGTCGTTGGCTTCGCAGCCTCTTTTGGATCCTTGATCTGACCGACTTTGACAAGCCAAGCCAAATTCTCTGCGTTTGTTTCGCTCATTTTATCTCCTATGACCAAGTGGTTAATACGGTTATTGAAAAGTCCGATGTAAGCATGGGCCCACTCGGTGCATCCAACACTGAAGGAGCTGATGCACCGGTTATGTTGAATACTAATGTTGATGAGGCCAATTTATTGAACACGGCCACAATTGTGCTTTCAATGCCGTTCAAATTTCCCTGGTTGTCTAGATACGGCACGGTCATAATGACCTTAAAGTTTGCCATGCATGAGATGGAGGCCTGTGAATTATTTGACGGAACTAAATAAGGGTCACTCGGCGCAACTATCACTGAATTGGCAAGAATTACTGGGGGCGGGAAGCTGAAGGTTGACCACACACCGGCATTGGCTAAAGCCGCCGCTATCGTTGTGCGAAGTGTTGTCAGTGCGACTGGTGGCATTTTTCATCCGACCATTCCTGCGGGTGACAAATACGGAGCTAAGAGGCCTCTGATACTGGCCATAAGTGTGTTCGACATTCTGAATGGGCTCGGCGCGTATCCATCAACACCCATTCCACCGTTTTGTGTAGCTTGTCGGGATTGCCAAATGTTTGTTGCCAAAATCATCGCTGCGGAACGGATTGCTGCTGTTTGAGCATATGTTGCAGTTTTATCATCAGGGCCGGCCATTAATCCATAAGGTTGAACCAAATGAATTAATTCATCAGCAGCGACATTTGCAAATTGAATGTATTGGTATCCAAGGGGATAAACCCACCGGCTTGGAAGGTAAGGAGCACTTACTGAAGATGGATAAGGGCTTGTGCTTGTGATTGTCTTAACGCCGTTGTAATTAGAACCGCAACCTGTAATTGTAATCAACTGACCAACAACAAATTGCGCTGGATTAGCAATGATGCATGTCGCAACATTTGCTGAACGCCCTGTTGCGACTACTGGTGCAGTGTTAAACCAAAGAAATGAATTGATGAGATCCTGAGCAGTTTGAGCACATTCTTCAACTGTGGCATCTGAATAGAGTGTGCCAATTCCCAATGAATCGCGTAATTCTTGCATAGTCACATAAGTTGCGGCCATCATCATTCCTTTCTTTGATAAGGCTTACAGGGCCAGGGCCTCCTAGCCCTGTAAGCGGCTTAGGGTTTTATCAGGTTAGGTTAAAGCGTTGCAGACCACCGGAAACAAGTGTCTTTGTCGCAAAATAACCATAAAGCATTGTGCTAATTTCACCAGTTGCAACAACATTGACTGAAAGAGTCAATTTTGGTGACTCGTAAACTGCAATGCTCATTGGGTTAACAATGAAAGCGCAATCATCAATTGTTGTTGAAACCATGTTTTGGTCAACCCATAGATCTAAGCCCATCATATCTCCGCGCAATCCGCGTGGAGTTGATTGGCCATTTGCGTTCATTGGTGAAGCTGCATTGAAAATGCTGCGACCAGTTGTATCTAGTGATCCAATTAGGAGTGACCATACTGATGTTCCTGCAATAAATGCAGTTGCAGTTTCTCCGCTTGCTGCATAAACGGCTGGTGCAGCTTGCGCAACATATGCCTGAAGTCCTGCAATTGTTGCAGCTTGTGTTGATGCCTGTGTTCCACCTGAAACAATTTCTGCAATTACTGCTGCATCAGATGCCTTGGCATAAGCTCGTAAACAGTTCTCGTACATTGCAGAATAGAAACTTGGGTCAGATCTGTCCAAAAGCTCTGTACTGTAGATCTGTGTGCCGGCCAGTTTGACCACGGTTGCGTTAACATAACTGGAAACAATTTGAGTAGCAGCAGTTGATGCACCTTCAGCAACGGTTCCAATTGTTGCATTGGTTGTAATTTTTGGATGTGCGATTGTCATGCCTGATGGTGCTAATGCGCGTGCTCCACCTAATGCATCAATTGTTGGGCGTGACATAACTGATGTATCAATAACGCTTGAAACATATTGTGTCGGAGAAAATGCTGGATTAGTGGTGAAGCTGTCATTAGCTGCTTCAATCTTTTTTGCTTGTGCATCTGCTGCACGAATGTAATCGCGTGATGTGTCATTGCCCATCTTCGCTTTAATTGCGTGCTCAAGATATTGTGCTTGTGTCTTAATTGGTGAGCGAACTTCGCCAACAATATAAGATGCTGAAACAACTGGGCGTGAGGCATCCACAACGGGAGCCTCTGCCGCAGTTTCTGGGGCTGTATTATCTGGGGCTGTCGTCATGACATCCTCACTCTCTGTCTCGGTTTCGACCTCAACGATTGTCGTATTGATCGTAGTTGTTTTAGTGCTTGTGCTTGTTGTATTTGCCGCTTCGATTTCTGCTTGACTTGCGACAACGCTAGTGACATTCGCATTTTCGAACGCCGGAGATTCCACAAGGGAGACTTCAACGAGCCTCGCGCTTGTGACTAAAAGATGATTGTCAGTAGGCTGAGATGCAATCACTTCCACCCCAACGGATAGCCCACTGACTAAATCTTCAGCAGCGAGGGTCAAATAGTCTGTGCCCTTTGAGCTGCTAGAAACCTTGAATGAACCAAAAAGAAAATTGCCGTCTTTGCTAAAAGATTGAGCCCGGCCAATTGGATCATCGGGCCTGTGTTGCGCAAGCAACTTAATTTTGCCTGGTGATGGGATCTGTATTGAACCGAGCTCAAAGACAACTGCGCCAACTGAAGTATGGCCAACGGCCCCATATTCCATAATTTTGCCTGAGATAATTCGGCGTTCAGTATCAGCCGCCTGGATTGGCGTGCTAAAAGTTAACTTCATGATGCATCTCCATTCGGTGATAAGTTTTCCATTGCCTTGGCTTGATCTAAAGTGATTAATTCAAGTGTGAGCATTTTTTCAATTACTGCAAGGCGTGCACTGGCATCAGCACGCAAAAAAGTTTCGTCAGAATTAAAACGCACAACATTCTGTGAACTGGTAATGTCATTCATGCTGAGTCTGTCCTCTATTGCACATACATAAGGAGCCAGTGTGTATGCATAAAATTCTTTCCGGGCATCAAGAACATTCTGATATGTCATGCTTTTATTTGCATCGCTTGAAGCCATGTACGCCGGAACATTCATCAAACGACAAATTTCGGTTGAGAAATCTTGTTTTGCTTCTGCGTACATCATGTCTTTAGGTGAAAATGATGTTGTCTGATAATCCAAAGTGCTCGTGAGAAATGCGGTACCACGCGAATTTCTAGCTTGTTTCCAACTTGCAAGAATTCCTTGCACTTGAGCTTCAGGAAGATCCGCACCCGTATTTTTTAAGAAACCGGAAGGGATTGGAGTTTGCGCAGCTATGGCAGCCGCCTTTTCTAAATCTAAAGCTGCACGAATAGTGCGGCCACCAGTTGCAAGAATTCCAGGTTGAAGTGACTGGAATGTAATCAAACTGCCGATTCCGTTTTGTGGTCGGATTTCATTGTCAACCGTGTAATACTCAACCTCAGTATTACGCGCATTGAGTTTTGGTGTGACTCTTTCATTTGCAACCCAAGCAAAACGCGCTGGCCTTCCATCATCGCTATAAGTAGCGGTCACTTCCCAATAAGCAATTTGATAGAACAATAACGATTGCACCGTGTACGCAATAGTCACTGAACGCGGTTGTCTAATATCAGGTTGTTCCAACCACACTGGCATTCCTAATTCCTCACCAGTGGTTTTGTTATATAATTCAAGCGGAATTCCTGCGATGGTTCCGCAAATTAATTGCCGGCATTTTGAAACTGTTGGCACTTGCATTGCAGAATTTAGATCAATGCCCGCGTAATCAAATCCCATTCCATAATCACTCCACGCGCCAACGCCATAGCCTTGATTCATTACGGCCGGGTTGTATTGACTTTTAAGCGTGTCTGTATCATCTTTGACTAATCGCAATGCCGACAAAATACCCATAGGCGGATAATAGCCCCATAGCACCTAAAACGGACATTCAAATCATTTGGGATTTTGGGCGTGTCTAACCTGCCACAATCATTGGGGTTGAAACTGGTTCCTGCATTTTGTGGACAATCATGGCCAGTGCGATTGGCCCGGATATATCTCCCGCGCTGGCACGGCGTACCAATCTCCAAGCTGAGTCATTAGTTTTGGCGGCACAAGCATTCATTTGGTTGTCAAATGATTCTTGCCCCATGTGAACAATACGATTGTTAACAATGGCATCCAGTAAATCACCTGATGCCTGGTAAAACGCGGTTCCCGAGACATCAATCATCCTGCACCCACTTGCGGCCAACCGTGCGGCAATACTGGCCGTTGAGTAATGGTCAAACATAATCATTCGCGGGAAATACTTATCAACCCACTTGGTTTTGATGTCTGCCGCTATTTGCAGCTCATCCACTGCCGTGTCAGAACGCCATTGATCCATGATGCCCACGCCAATCTTGCCATTGGGCAGATATTGCCCGGCAACTAGGGTTGCAGTTCGCTTTGATATTGCCACATCAAATGCAAAGAATGTGTCAGGGCCGATTGGCAATGAAAGGGTGCTATCTGCACAAGCCTCCCATGATCCAACTGGCCAAGGGCTGGAAAGCGATGAAACCCACATGCACATGTGTTCCGGCAAAAATTTTTCCATAGGCATTACTGACAAAGCTTCTTCCAAACCCGATTCCGTAATGGTTATGCCCATACTTGGATTGCTCATTGCCCAAGCTGCACGATCCGTTGGCTTGGCGTGTTGAGGTGCTGAGTATTCATACCAGCCCAATGTTGGCGATGGATAGGAAAGGGCCTTATCTCTCAAATCATTAAGCACATGACTAAATGCATCACCGGCGTTGCTGCACACATAGGTTTGCGCTTTGTTACCCATTGCAATGGTGATTGGCTTAGCTGCTGCCCACGCTTCTTCGGAGATGTAACGCAGCTCATCCACAAATAACAGATTGGCAGATTTACCGCGTGCGCCGTCACTGGTTCCGGCAACGATTTCATAACGCGCCCCATTGAGTAAATCCAAATGCTCCTTGCCATTGCCACGATAGCCAACTTCACCGCGATTGAGCTTTACCTGGCTTCGCAAGAATTCATTGGCCTCAATAATGGAACAAACCTTGCGGAATGTATCTTCAGCCATGCCTCGCTTGGAAGACATTGCCACAACCGACTTTTCCTCCAACACAAACAAGCCAAAGAGGATGCGCAAGGCAA